GCTGCAATTGAGATGTACATACAGAGTCATGTAGGTCATTTAGGAGACGGAAATTATGGGAACATATATTTTAATGAAACGTTAAACGACTGGAGTAGGTTTGATATAAATAAAAGAACAAAGCATGATGCTTCTATTAGTTCTGGACTAGCTATTATGGCTTGTAACAGAAACCTATATAGACCAAATGCAAAGGTAGAGAAACAAAAGTTAAATATGAATATTGCGAGGTATACTAATACTGGAAACGCATCTAAAATAATAAAGTAAAATATGGCAGAGTCTGTTATAAATAATTATTTTCCTAGTCAAGTCGTAAGTGACGCTGAGAATCTAAGTTACGACTATGGGTTAAAGGTAGTTAAAGCTATTGAAACTGAATGGTTCAACAAAGACCGTGGTTACAATAGATACTCAACTAATCAAAACAATTTCCACAACTTAAGGTTATACGCTAGTGGAAATCAATCAATTCAAAAATATAAAGATGAGTTATCTATAAACGGTGACTTAAGCTACTTAAACCTAGATTGGACACCAGTCCCTATTGTACCTAAGTTTGTAGATATTGTTGTTAATGGTATTGCAGAAAGAATGTACGATGTTAAAGCTTACTCTCAAGATCCTTATGGCGTAGCTAAAAGAACTGAGTATATGGAATCTATACTTGGTGATATGCAAACAAAAGAAATGAATGATTTTGCCGCTGAAGCTTTTGGCATGAATCTTTACGAAAACGATCCAGAAACTTTACCAGAATCACAAGAAGAGTTAGATCTTCACATGCAGTTAACTTATAAGCAATCTGTTGAGATAGCTGAAGAACAAGCTTTAAATGTTTTGATGGATGGTAATAATTACGAGTTAATTAAGAAAAGATTTTATAGGGATTTAACAGTGTTAGGTATTGGAGCTGTAAAAACAGGGTTTAATACTTCAGAAGGAGTTGTTATTGATTATGTTGATCCAGCTAATTTAGTTTATTCTTACAGCGAGTCTCCATATTTCGAAGATATATATTATGTTGGTGAAGTTAAAACTATTCCTATAAATGAATTAGCAAAACAATTTCATCATTTAACATAAAGTGATCTTGAAGATATATCAAAAACAAAGTACAATAATAAAGTAGGATATAGCTCAAAACATATAGAAGACGATAACAATAGCGTTCAGGTTTTGTATTTTAATTACAAAACTTATATGAACGAAGTTTATAAAATAAAAGAAACAGGTACGGGTGCTAATAAAATTATACCTAAAGAAGATTCGTTTAATCCACCAGAAGACATGGAAGGCGGTTTTGGCAGGATGATAAGATCTATAGAGTGCCTTTATGATGGTGCTATGATACTTGGCGCTAATAAACTTATTAAGTGGGAGATGGCTAAAAACATGATGCGGCCAAAAAGTGATTACACTAAAGTTAAAATGAACTATTCTATTGTTGCTCCTAGAATGTATAATGGTAAGATTGATTCATTAGTAAAGCGTATAACAGGTTTTGCTGATATGATACAGTTAACGCACCTTAAGCTACAACAAGTATTATCGCGAATGGTTCCAGATGGGGTTTATTTAGATGCCGATGGTTTAGCTGAGGTTGATTTAGGTAACGGTACTAATTACAATCCACAAGAAGCTTTAAATATGTTTTTTCAAACAGGTTCTGTTATTGGTAGATCATTTACAAGTGATGGTGATCAAAACCCAGGCAAAGTGCCTATTCAAGAAATAACATCAGGTTCTGGTGGTAATAAAATGCAAGCCCTTATAGGTAATTACAATTACTACATGCAAATGATAAGAGATGTAACTGGACTTAATGAGGCTAGAGATGGTAGTATGCCAGATAAAAACGCTTTAGTAGGTGTTCAAAAGTTAGCAGCAGCAAATTCAAATACAGCAACTAGACACATTTTACAAGCTGGTTTATTTTTAACAACAGAAACAGCCGAGTGTTTATCGCTTAGAATTTCTGACATAATAGAATACTCTCCAACTAAAGATGCTTTTATACAGGCCATTGGAGTTCATAACGTTGCTACGCTAGAAGAAATGTCAGAACTACACTTATATGATTTTGGTATATTTTTAGAGTTAATGCCAGATGAAGAAGAAAAGCAAATGCTAGAAAATAATATTCAAATGGCTATCCAGCAAAAAAGCATAGAATTAGAAGATGCTATTGATCTTAGAAACATAAAAAGCATTAAACTAGCTAACCAACTATTAAAAATAAGAAGAAAAAAGAAACAAGATAGAGATCAGGCTGTGCAACAACAAAACATTAAAGCACAAGGCGAGGCACAGGCACAAGCATCACAAGCTGCCGCGCAAGCTGAAATACAAAAAAACCAAGCTACATCTCAAAACCAATCTCAATTAGAAGAATTAAAATCTGGATTAAAAACTCAGCAAATGGAATTAGAGGTTCAGCACAAAATGAAATTAATGCAATTTGAGTTTGAAATAAATCAACAACTTCAAGAAATGAATATGAAGCAGGTTGATATGAAAGATACTATGAAGGAAGATAGAAAAGATGGTAGATCAAAAATGCAAGCATCACAACAAAGTGAGCTTATAGATCAAAAATTAAACAAGAAACCACCTAAAAACTTTGAGTCATCAGGTAATGATATACTAGGTGGTGACTTTGGTTTAGGCGCATTTGATCCTAGTTAGAATTATTAATTATTATTATATTATATTATGGAAGAAGAAAATGAAAAAGTAGTCGAAGAGATTACGCAAGATCAAGCTGTGGAAACAGTTGATGAAAGTAAATTTGAATCCGCTGGAGACGACAGCATAATGAAGGTAGATTTAAGTAAACCCCCAACACCAAAACAAGATGAAGTTAAAGAAAGTAACGCTGACGACAGCGGAGTGGTTGATGGCGTTGAAAATGCCGACACCACACAAGAACAAGAAGAAGTACAACCGGAAGTTCAAGCACAAGAAACTACAGTATTAGAAGAAATAACTGAAGAAGAGGTTGCTGAGGTTGAAGAGCAGGTTGAAGAAGCTATAACTACGGCTGAAGCTACTGGAGTGGCTTTACCAGAAAATATCCAAAAGTTAATGGATTTTATAGATGAGACTGGTGGAGATATAAGTGATTACGTTAAGCTTAATCAAGATTACAGTGCGATGGACAATCAAGATCTATTACACGAGTTTTACAAGCAAACAAAACCTCATTTAAATAACGAAGAAATTAACTTCCTTATGGAAGATACATTCTCTTTTGACGAAGATACAGACGACGATAGAGAAATACGTAGAAAGAAATTAGCGCTTAAAGAGCAAGTTGCCAGCGCTAAAAGCCACTTAGACGGGCAAAAGTCTAAATACTATCAAGATATTAAAGCTGGATCGAAGCTCACTGAAGAGCAGCAGAAAGCAGTTAACTTCTTTGATAGATACAACAAGGAGTCAGGAGAGACTCAAAAGATAGCAGAGGCACAAAAATCTACTTTCTTAAATAAAACTGAACAAGTTTTTAACGATAAATTCAAAGGTTTTGAATACAACGTCGGAGATAAGAAATATAGGTTTAATGTCAATAACGCTGGAGAGGTTAAGGATAGTCAAAGCGACATCAATAATTTTGTCAAGAAGTTCTTGAATAAAAATAATGAAATGTCAGACGCTAAGGGTTACCATAAATCTCTATATACAGCTATGAATCCCGATGCTGTTGCTAATCACTTTTACGAACAAGGTAAAGCAGATGCTATGAAAAATAGTATGGCTAAATCTAAAAATGTTGATATGAATCCAAGACAAGCTCATGGAAAAATTGAAGCAGGTGGTACTAAGTTTAAAGTGTTAGGTGATAATTCTTCTGATTTTAAGTTTAAGATCAAAAACAATAAATTTAAAAAATAACAATTAAAACATATTAAAATATGGCAATTACAGGAGTAACGGCGGGTGCATTGACACCATCGCCAAGAGCACAAGCGCTTGCTTCAAATTACATTGACTTCGCTACAGCGGGTTCAAGTGATGGATGGGCGCAACAATATTTACCAGACCTTATGGCGGCGGAAGCTGAGATTTTTGGAAACAGAACTCTTTCAGGATTTCTT